GTTTAATTAAAATCATTAACATATCTTTAATGTCGCTGACATCTTTTTTCAAATTATAAACTTCATTCTCTATATCAACTACTTTTTTCTGAGATTGACGGGACTGAACATATTGTTTATAAGCACTAACATTTGTATTTATTAATGCGTGATTGTTATCGTCTCTGATATAATCTGGATTCTCGGTCTTTATCATTTTATATTGACACAGCTAATGCTCTGACATCCGATAATATAGGAACAAGCTTACTTGAGCTAGAAGTAAGCACAACCTTAATTGCAAATATTTTATAGCTTGAATGTTGACCTCTATCAGTATCAAGATAGTTTACAATGTTGTCATTTCTATTGTATTTGAAAGCAGCACCTATCTGTGTTACCTTTTCGATTGAGGCACTTCCTGAGAACGTAGTGTTTGACTTCAACACAATTTGTGTACTGTTTGTGACAGAGTCTACCACACCAAGATCATAACTACTCAGTGTATTACCTTGAACAATCTTAACAACATCATTAGCTACTAATGAAGAGTTAAACGACGTTCCCGCACCTGTCAACGTTGTGTTGGTAGATGATGTAACAATACCTGTCAATTGGATAGATGGAGGTGTCTTTGGAAATGTGTAATCGTATTCAATGTAGTCATTTTCATTCAAAGAATCACTGTATAGATTAGTCTCAGTTACTTGGTTCAGTAACGTCCAGTCTCTATCTTCAAAAACAGTAGTGTCATCAGCAGCAAGTATTCTTGCATAAACGTAGATGTTTGAAGTAGACGGTTTGTAAGCTGTAATGAATACTTTCATATCCTCAGCATCTAATCCATCTGCTAGAACTACGTTCTTAGAGATATATCTTACTTGAGAATTACCATACTTTGTAGTCTCACCAGTATTGTCATTATTAATAATGTTTGATAAGGTCACAGCACTGATAGGCGCTATATCAATAGCAGGTGAAATTGAGCTAAACGTATTGGCTCTTGTCATATTGGCAAAAATCTTAAACGATTTTGAACCACTTGTAATTTCATTACTTCTTGATTTCAGCTGTCCTTCATATCTGAGAGAATTAGATATCCCCTCCACCATACCAGTATTAGCCGGTGTTGCTGTCACACCATCAATCCGTTGTATCAAACTGACGGATGTTGTTGGTGGGCTGATGTATCTTATATGAGGTTCTGTAAAACTAACAGTTTTGTTATCTACAGAAGTAATAGTGGCCTTCGCTTGAGATATCTCACCAACTATGTTCTTAGATGATTCAAATTTGAAGGTTGAATTTGACGCATTAGAATCTCTGACAACAATTGTTCCGTCATTATTGAGAACATCAATAGTTCCCCTCACTACCTTTTGAATAGCTCCGTAGTATGTGGATCCACCATTTATATCATAGTAAGGATAATCCTTCAACGTAATAGATGATGAGTTAACACTGCTTACTCTAGATATCTGAATAACATCTGTGACGCCAAAGTGAGCGTTTGATGATACTGAGTTACTCAATGGACCATCAATAACTATGTGAGTTGTGTTTGTCGTAGCGGTGATTTCTCTTACATTTCCGTTTATAAGAATGTAATCACCAGGATCATATTCATTAAGAAAATCTGTTCCGGATCCTATTACATTAGTAGTGGATGTGTTTCCAACTGTAACAGTTCCAGTTTTTACTGAAGCACCATTAGCATAAACCACCAATACATAGTCTCCTGATGCTAATGATCCAGTCTGCGATATGGAAGTATTAACAACAAGACTAGACGTGTTTGCAGTTATCGTTCCGGTGAGGTAATTATTAGACTTCTGAGCAACCTCTTCACTCTCAATAAAGGAACCAGAAGTATTAGATACAGTCAAGAACTCATATGGATCGTTTTCTAAAACAAGAGTAGCAGTAGTCTTTGTGAAGTTTGCAATGTAGACTTTGAATTTGAAATCCTCTGTTTGAACAGGTGTCCATGCTGTATCATTGGATGATAAGAACATTACACCACCACCCCAATTCTTATTTGAAATTAAGTTAGTATTAACGATATCAGGTACACCTGTGGCAGCAGTCCATATCTGATAATCAGGATTTTCTTGATCAGGCATTACAATAATGCTGTAATCGCTTCCCGCCTTCAAATAAACTGGAGTATCAAAAGTAACAGTAGTCTCTAAAGACGCGTTGTTACTTACGGATATTGAAGAACTGTTGAGAAATTTCTGACTCAATATGAATGGAGATGGATATCCGTTTTCCGTTTCTCTGATCTGTACAGTCACACCAAGAGTACTACTTTTAGTTTTAAAATAAAGATCTACCTTGGTTAAAAATGCTCCATCAGATCCATTTTGCTGATTTACATTGAACGTCTGAGCTATAGGATCACCCATGGGAGGAGGAGGAGGTGGTAATCTTGGTACCAGTATACTATTAACAGTTCTAGAAATATCAACTGTGGTATTAGAAGAAGATATAACAGGAAGCGGAGTTTTGGTAGATACTGTTAACGTTGATGATTTTTTATAAAAGTTATAAGCGTTAAATGTTGTTCTACAAACAGAAATAGAATCATCACTGCTGTTGTAATCACTATCGTCCGCAATAGTGACTGATCTTTCTCCAACAAAGAAAGTTTCTGGTTCTATATAAAAAGCTCCAACAAGTGTACCAGAAGAGCTAGTGATCAAAGAAGATCCTTTTGGTCCTGTCCATGATGCAGTAGGCTCGTGCAGTATTCCTCTTGAATCCATAGTCTCCACATTGCTTACCGTTGCAGGTCTTGACTGATTTGAAACATTAATCTTATCAAAGAACACAAAATGCTCTGTGTTTGGTCTCAAACCTACAGCAACAAAAGTTACCCACTGTGATCTTATATAAGCATTCATTCCAAAATCAGTTAAGAACTCACCAACTTGTTGAGTGTTAGTTAGTGTTCCTCCTGGCTGGAAAGAGTTTCTTACCGTAGTGGTTGTCGTAGTTACTGTTCTTTGATCAATACCCTCTGTCTGTTCTGTTGGTGGAGTAACTCGAGTTAACGAACCAACATCGACATTTATTTGTGTGCTATCTCTCTTGAATTGTACATTATCATTAAGAGAGTTAACCAGCTGATTCAAAGGAGTTGCTAAATCGATAGTTACATTGACAGATCCTTTTTCAATATCATAATAGTCATCATATTTTGGAAATAAACTAACTACTCCTTTGAATGACCATGTAGATTGAACTGGATTTCTAGTCTTGTTTGCTATTGGCTGACTAATAAATTCAACATCTGTATAATCAATAACGCCATACTCTCCCTTGAATGTTACATTTGAGGAAGCGGAAGTGTTTGCTGTGAAATTTATTCTATTCTTTTCAATTTGCGGTCTTGCTGTCGATGACTTAGTATCGACAAGAATAGTAAATTCAGGATCATTAACATTAGAAATATCATATGAATTAAACGATTCGGCAAAGAAACCGTTTTTAAATCTAGATACGGCTGTATTTGATTCACTAGGAATAACTAAATTTGTAACACTGCTCTCAAGAGTGTTGAACAATGAATAATACTCAAGTCTATTAATTCTATCTTCAATGAACTTAATATCCTTCATTGTATAGCCTTTGACTTGGTCGTGTTTTACCAATGTACTATACTCATTTCTCTTTGCTGCGAGTGCAGATTTTGGAGATAATGAAGGAAACGGAGGAATAGTAATTGTTCCAAGTTTCATAGTACCATCAGGCGCCTTAGGTGGAACTGGTGTAAGACTTGGTACACCCTCTACAACCGACACAGAGCTCTGAGGAGTAATTACAATTGTATCCACTCTACTCAAATAGTGAACAATGTCTGCTTGAAACTCTTCATTCGGTGTTGGAAAGGATAAAGTTCCTGTTAATGTTTCTGAGGATGATGGATCCACGGTTGCACCAGCAACAGATGTTGCGGCTGCATTAGCTGTGTTAGCTGTTATTGGTCTGAAATCAATTGCATCTCTTAGGTTGTAATATTTGTTGGTTTTAGGAGATATGTGGTAGGGAATATCTTGTGTTCTAATCTTATTATTTGGTAGAGAAGGAGTTGCATCATCAACAGGATATGACTCTGTAGAAAGGTAACTACCAGTTCCATGTGTGAATAAGTTCAATCTGACAAGAAGATTGCTTGAGCTTGTCAAAGAAACACTACTTCCAGGTTTCTTTCTGATAAACGAAAGACCGTAGTAATTATCATTTTGACCTGTGATAAGTTCAAAATTGGATACTTGATTTGTTGTTGTATTTGAGTATGTATTACTAGATCCAACATAAACAGCTACTATATTCAGTACATCTGGAATACCCAAACACCACGGACCAGTAGTTGTTGAAGCCAACTTATCTGTAGATAATTTTACATAAACATCTTTAACAACACTCTTTAATTTAGGAATAGCACCGTCCACTCTCACATTAGAGTATACTGTTGCAGATGTAGTTCCACTGATGGTGTTACCTACAAAGATTGTAGCAGTATTACCATTACTGTCAATCGATACATTAGCTGATCCTCTGTCTAGTCTGACAGGAACATTCTTTGGAAACGCATACACGAAAGTGTTTGATGAAAGAGTAGGAGAAGGTCCTACCCCGTACACAGTCAACGATGTGTCACCAGTTATAGTACTGACTCTGAAATAATTACCGTTTGATTGAAACTTGATATAGTCACCAACATCTAACTGACCTATGAAGCTAGTACCGCTACCGGTTACAGCATTACCAGATGTTGAAATTGTTCCGGTTAGATTTGTGTTTGAGTGTACATTTGCTGCTGGTACAATTATAAAGTCATTTTCTTGGGTATCGTTTAGTGTACTACTTACTGTATATGGAAATTCCTCACCAACACCAGTAAGAGAAAGTATACCAACGCCAGAACCCTGGAAAGAAACAGTTGAAATATTTCTATAGATGAACTGCTCACCTTCAAAGTAACTAACGGCTGGGGTACCAGAATCAAAAATTAAACTATCAAAGCTTGTTTCTTTCAGAACTGCATTACCAGTATCAAGAATTAAATCAGCCACTCCTCCTGATACCTGTACAGATCTAACACTAGAAAAGGATTTTCCAGGCTGCATGTTGATATCGAATAGATACAACCTGTAAACACATGAAGGAGATCCAATCAATCCAGATTGATATAGTAGTGATTTAATTCTTGCAGTACCAATAATAGAGCCAGGAGAGGTAGGATCTCCACCAAAATTATCTGATACATCATCACCAGCAGTATCTCTCAAATTGATAGATGTACCTGCGGAAAAATTAAAGTTTCCTAGTAATTCTTCAACCTCTACATAGTTTCCATAATTAGTACTGATTGACTGATTATTACTAGTTACGGTATTATTAGATTTTCTTAATGGTACTCTCACAGAACCAGTCAATTCAGATCTAAATCCATCAACATATGCAATACCGGGGCTCACAGCTAAATTCAAATGAGTTGTATTGCCTGTTATCTCCTCTGTGTAGAGATTAAATTGATTGATAACATAGTTACCACTCTCTTCCCTAGTTCTTCTTGATAGTTCTGATGCGATAGAATTGAATTCGGTACTTGTTCTTCTCTTAGTAATGTTTCCATTTTCAAATTCTAAGATGGTCAAAAATTCACTGTTTGAGGCAGCGTTAGATGTAGGAATAGATATTAAATTTGCTACTAGCTTGAGTCTATGAGCACCAGGCGCTGTATAATTACTATATCCTTGAGCATTGTCTAGCAGTGTAGAATCAATACTATTATTAACTACCGTCTCAGAAGTAGAGAATCCTAATGAAATATTTGTTGGTACATTGGTGTACTTGTCAACTATAGTTACTCGGTCTTCTACTCTAATAAAATGACCTTTTTGATAAATTACCCCATCACTTGTTCTTACAGCAGATCCAACACCAACCGGTGCAGAGTATGAAGAATTCGCAACACGCACTTGAGCAATGTAATTGAATGCAGTCAATGCCCCTGACGATCCTGATGCGGAATTAACTGTCAACGTAGGAGCTGTTGTATAGCCAGATCCACCATTAGTAATTACTACATCCCTGATAGAGCCGTTTGCATATGTGACAATATTAGCTGAAGCACCTGTACCTGTATTACTTGTAAATACAATCTCATTTGTGTTGCTATATAACGTTCCTGAAGAAGTTACTTCAATAGACTGAATTGAGAAATCTCTTGCAAATACTGTTAACACATCTGTGTTTGCGTACTTCTTCTTTCCTCCTGCGCCAGTATTAATATACTTAATAAACAAAGTAGAAAGATCAGGGTCTTGTGATTCTAATCCTTGAACATAGTTGACAATTTCGGAAGTTAGATTAGAAGAATCCTTGAGATATCCATTTGCATAATTTGATACTAAAGTTGTCTGACCATCTACTTGAAGATCTTCAATCTTTACATAATAAAAACTGAAATCAAAAGAAAGACTACAGCCCTTAATGATGGTACCTTGTTTGTAAATATTATCACCAAATCTCTCAACTTGATTTTGAAGAATAGATTGTAGCTGCGTTAATTCTCTTGCTTGAATGGGAACAGCTGGTCTAAAAAGAACTCTATGAAAGTTCTTATCTTCATTATAATCATCAAAGTATGGTGATACGTTTAAATCTGTGTTAAGTGCCATGTATTCCTCTATTAGAATTCTAAAACCAATTTGATTGATTCTGTTTGGCCATTTGCCTTGGTTATTGGTGTGAAGTTCTCAATATATATAACGTCTCCAGATCCGGTCACCAAATCGGCTGGTACAATACCAGAAACTAGAAACTGAGCATCAGAAGAAGTACCGTCAATGTAGTACTGAACTCCGCTAACTTCACTTTGATTTATAGTTCCTTTTTTATTTACCAGTTTCATAACTGTGCTGTTAGATGAATAAAAGAAACCATTTGCATTTTCTGATTGAACAACTAATTCATCTTGTGTAAATGCCTGAGCTGTTTGTAATGTTCCTATCACCTTGTATGTCTGATCAAAGTATGTTGTGGGTTGAGTTGAACTATCACACACTGCTGAATATCCAGTGTTAGATCCAGTTAACAATCCAAATGTTGTATTTCCTGTAGTGAAAAAGCCGTATGCATTCGTCAATCTAACTACTGAATCATTGGCAAAAGAAACAATACCGTGAGCATTAGCAATTCCAGTTGGATTTTGATATACGACTTCTCCATCTAAAAATGTACCAGTGCTTGTACTGATGTTCAGAATAACGTTGGCAAATAGTGGATCTTTTAAAAGACCAACTACTCTGAAATCATTTACATTTTCTACCTTACCACCAGAAAGACTACTGTCAAAAACAGTACTGATACCAACATAATGAGCACCAAGTTCTGAAGCAGCATTGCTTCCATGGCCACCTTTAGGACTTATAATAACTTTTGCTGTAGCTGTATTTGCAGTTATCGCTGTACCAGTAGATACATTAATAATACCAGTATTACCTGTAACGGTAACGGATGCATATGTATATCCACTACCTCTGTTGACTATCTCGATACTATAGATGGTGTTACTAGATGTATTTACTAGTGCACGTGCTTGTGCGTCTGATCCATCACCTTCGATTGTTACTAGAGGTGTTATCTCGTAACTCGATGATGTTGTTGGGGCAATGGTGAAAGCTGAATCAATAATCACCCGTCTAGTACTACCAGCAACGGTATACCCTGTAATATATTTCTGTTGACCACTACCAGTGCCGTTAGTTATCTTCAAAGCGGAATTGATATAAAAATTACTGTTTGACGATGCATTTGATGGGTCAATTGCATATATTAGAGGATTACCACTGACTCTTACCTCTTGGAAAAAACCATTGGCGTATGAAGCATAACCACTACCACCAAAGGTGGTTTCAATATTATCTATTGAGCCACTGACTGCATTAGCAACTACGTTAGCATTTACATAAACAGGTACATGAGAAGCAGTTATAAATTTAGAGAACTGAGATGTGGTAATAGAATACATATACTTCCACTGATACCCATCTGTTGTTGTATAGTAAAAGTCATCATCGGCTGCTGTTTCAGATAATCTGGGTCTATATGTTGATGGTGCACCGCCATTATTATCTAAACATTTAAAAACACTGTACGATGAACCTTCATCGGATATAACATAAAAGTTAGAGTCTAATAAATTATCATCATCATGGGTATATTTTGCATACACGGTTCCTGAAACCCAATCATGTCTCGGAGCCATCTGAATGATATCGCTGGATGTTATGCGTTTCCCATACAACATATTTTCATACGGATCAATTAGTGTTGTTTGAATATTGTCATATAGTGTTGGAGGTACATTATCGTTTTGAAAAGGAATAGGATTACCAACAAAATAATAATAGATATTAAAATTAGGTTCTGAAAAAGATTCAATAAATTGATCAACGTTAAAAAGTTTAATGTTGTTTGTTATAAGTTTACTCATATGTCTATTTCTACACCAGAAGATTTAATTGTGACATCTACGTTAGATACCTTTGTAACATTTCCAAAAAGCTTTGTACCAGCAACATGCATTAATTTTTTGAGGGTATCCCCGTAGGTCTCGAGTGGTAATTCAGTCTCTACTTGATATGAGTAAAACTGATAGAAGTCTCCATCGTGAATATATTTATCACTGTTCAAGAAGCCTCTTGTCGATTTAAAGTATCCTTCACCAATTCCTTGATTAATTAGATTAGCATAGCCGGTTGCAACGTACTGACTCGTGTCAATCTGAATAGTGACATCTTCTCCATCCTCGTATGCAAATCCTGAATCAATTACAGATAAAGCAGTGATAGATCCATTCACAATACCAGCAAAAGAATTGACAACAGCGTTGTTACCCATCAAAGGTGAATCATCTATTTGTAAAACTGAGGTAACACTAGCCGTAGCACCTGACGTGGTTCCAGTAATTGCAACATTAGATGTAAATGATTGATTGAATGTTTTTCTTTTTACGTTTATGAAAGAACTACTCGAACTTAATACTGTTCCTCTGGATATACTTAGTTGAACATTGGCTATTGACGTGTTAACAAAAAAACGAACTCCGGAAGACATACCAGTAGCAACACTATTTACAATCTGTAAGGTGTTTGATGTAACAATCGCACTATTTGTTGTCAAGTTGAGTACCGTGTTATTGCTGATTGTATCAACTTGGTATATCAAGTTATTTCCAGAAAACTTTATAAAACTACCAGCCGCTAATGCGGATGAAAATGACGTACCAACACCAGTAACTAGTGAGCTTGTTGCGTTAGAGGTTACTGTTCCTGTTATGGCAGTGCTCAAAGATGAGTTAACAAAAGAGTTTCCATGAGTTGCATTTGAAAAAGCTGAAACAGTCAGAACAGATAATGTTCCATTTGAAGATCCAGCAACACCGTATCCATTTGCAGTTGAATTAATTATCTGTGTTACACTTTCGTTCAAAATAAAAGAACTGTTTGATCCGCTTATCTGAAGTGTGAATGCAGGTGTTGAGAAGTTTTGTACGAGCTCTTCACCTTCAACAAAAGTACCGGACACATTACTTACAGATAGATTCAAATCTCTTCGACCAAAGTTTGCAATACCGTCATCTCTTATCAATACAAACGGAGATATGTTATAATCCTGGCCAGGATTAACACCTGCGAATGCAGCAATCGTTCCAAGTTCGAAGCTACCTCTTGTCAAAGCTAGATTTAATAATGTAGATACATTACTTGTAGGCAGTTTAGGAAATCCAAATTTCAAAGTATTCAATGGAGTAGTTAGATAGGCTCCATTTGTGATGCTGATGGTATTTGCAACTGAAACTCTTGCATTAGTATTGAGATTAAGAATAGTGTTATTACTTATAGTATTAACTTGAAATACCGTATTGTTACTTCCAATCTTTATGTAGGCTCCAGGATACAGTTCTGATGTAAACAACGTTGATGTTCCGTTAACTTGTGAACTAGTCGCATTAGATGACACTGTACCTGTCAGTGGTGTTGTTACAATAGAGTTGTTACCACCTATCAAATCGGTGTTTATAAAAACTATCTCTTCGTCTGTTAGGCTACCAACGTTGAATGCAGCACCAGTACCTGTTCCTACTATAGACACATTAGCGTATACGTTGGAAGTTGCTCCGTAGATAAAGTTATAGTCATTTGAAGTAAATGTATTTGATACAGCAGTGACGCCAATATATTGAGTATTGACACCCATCACCCTTCCTGTCGCTGTTCTATCTGTGTAAGAGTCGATCAAAGCGCTTGAGCCTTGTATTCTATCTGCAGCAGACCAGTTTCCTGAATTCACTATCACCATAAAGCTTCCGTTTGCAGCAGTAACTGTATTAGCTACAACAGCTGGACCAAAAGATGTTAAAGATAATGAGGTATTACTAATTATTGAACTGATTTGAAATGTTGATGTACAGGCTTGAAACTTGATATAGTCGTTGGTTGCAAGCTGTGTTGAAAATATTGTTCCTACACCAGTAACCGTATTTGATGTTGTGTTTGCTGATACTGTTCCAGATATAGTCTTTTGCACTTTCCCTACGATTCTTCCTGTTGAAACGTTAGCTGTAGAGTTGGCACCAGTAATTAATTGACCAAAACTGAACTGAGTATTGGACGAACTGAACACTATGTTTGCTAGAGGCTGATATACTATCTCGTCTATCAAAAAATTAGGAACGTATGTATTAGAGGAAATCTTATTAGAATAAGATAACATCTTTTCAGCTACCACCGGAGCCGTTGTTAGTCTGTAACCCGTTCCTCCATTCAAAAGAGTAAAAGTAACCCTGCCTGTAGCTTGTTCAACTGAATCAATCCTTGCTTTACCTTGCTTTCCTCTTCTTGCTGATATAACATTAACAACATCACCAACAGCAAACTCTCTACCAGCATTGTTAAGTGTAATCCTTGTCAAAGAACCAATGACAACTGGACATCCGTTGAGATTGCCATCAACTGTAATTATTTCATCAAAAACAAAGTCACCATTTACATTAGAAAGAAAAACAACGTCGATGTATTTTCCATTGATTGATTTTCTACCTATACCTTCAACAAACGCAGTTGCGCCTGAAGTAGATCCTACAACAGTCTTACCAGCAAAGCCGGCTGTTTTAGGTGAAAGCGAAACTTCCAAATATACAGGAACAACCCACTCACCATCCGAAGGTTTTATTACATCAGTACCTGGAAAGTAAATGTCTACATCTGAGACTCCATAAACTCTATTCATCAAGAGTTTAGTGCCACGCTCTGTTCCCTTTGACCTGTAAATATCCTTTATGTGTTTTATGTTAAATCTGGATCTATCAAAACTTACAGG